CTATTTCGCGAGTTGCACTTTGGCGTTCTTTACTTTATATAAGCCTAAGCAGTAGCCGGGGGAATCCTTTTCGCGGTCGAGGCACGGCGAGAAACACACTTCGCAGGTGCCCGCGGTGATGTAGTATTCCCCAAATTGATCCAACTTTTCGGCCTCTTCAGTGGGGAGTTGGCATACAACCGTCAAGTGGGCTTCATCGTAGCGGTCGTAGTAGTAAAAAGTCGCGAGACCGTCGCTGGTTACATCATCGAGGAAGAAGCGAATCCCTTTGCCGGCGAAGGGTTTGCCCACTTGTTTGACATTGAAATCGTAGATGCCCTTATATATAAGCTTCTCGGCCACGGGGTTGCTTCTATGGTTGGGGTGCGCGGCTCGGATGGAATCGAAGTTGTGGAGGATCGGTTGTTTGGCGCGTCGCGCAATACTATCCGCAACGGCGGCGTCTTGGGGGTTGCCTTTGGATATCGTCCCCACTGTTACGAGAATAATTATAGATATAGGGACGAGACAAAGGAGGAACACGTAGAAGCAGCCGAAGCCGTCCGAACCTTTTTTCTGTGTCTCTTTCTTTTCTTCTTCCATGGTTGTTGTGTGTTTTGGGGGTATTATTCTTCGCGGATGAGGCCGCGTACTATTGCGAGATGGTAGATGCCGGTGTCGGCACTTCTTTGCAGGCTATGATACCTCCAATGGTGTTTACCAATCCTCCGCGGGCTTGCCCTGTTGGATATCGTGGCGCACTTTTAGCACGGTGCTGAGGCTTTGGCACGTGTTTAGCGCCCATATTATCGAACCGTTGAACGCTTTTGCGTAGGCGGCTTGTTCGTGTCCCTTGTTCTTGGCGGGATAGCAATCGCCGGGGCGGACAAGCTCATCCCCCAACTCGTCGACGCTCGAAAAGCCGAGGCGATAACGAGGAACTTGCACCGTGATGCGCATTCGTCCTTCTCGCAGTTCGACGAGGCACGTCATTTCGGCACTGATCACGGTGGAAAAACCGAACATGCCGCCGGGGATGCGCGCCATTTCTTTCATTGCCTTGTCGATGTAGAATGTGTTTCCGTCTTTGCGGAGCTGCGGGGCGACGCCTAATTCGGTGCGCTGCCAATGCTCGACGATTTCGCGCATTTCGTCCATGTCGTAGAGCGTGTCGGCTCGGAGCACGTATTGGAATTTAATGACGCCGTTCTGTGTGAGTGGGAAATTGCGCAAGAGGTCGTTTGCGAGCTCCTGCTCGGTGTGGCCGCTATTTCGTTCGAGGATGTCCTTACACTTCCTCACGTCATAATCGACGTCGTAGGTGTTGAAGTGTTGTGCGGTAGCCATGCAGACGGAAAGGACAAACAGCAGCGCGGTGGCGAGGATTTTGTTCATGTCTTCGGGGTATTGGGATTTTTGTGGTGGTAGTTATTCTTCGCGGATGAGGCCGCGTACTATTGCGAGGTGATAGATGGAGGAGACGGGAACGTCAAACGGCTCGTAGTCCGGGTTGTCGGAGACGCACAGAATGTGGTCGGGGCGTTCGGAGCGGCGTATGCGTTTGAGGACTACGCCTTGGTCGGTGTCGAGCACGTAGGCTTTGCCCCATTGGAAAAACGTGCCGGTGTCGTGGACTTCTCGGCAGGCGACGATGTCGCCGCTCAAATAGCGGGGGAACATGCTATCGCCTTTGACGCGGATAAGGAAAGTGCAGTCGCTGAACGCGGGAACGTAGTACCATTCTATGTCGTTGCGGTCGAGGTCGGCGCTGCCTTTGAGGAAGCCCGCCATCGCCGGCAGCGGAATGAGGGGAATGCCTTTGCCCGGTGGGGCGGGTATGAGTTGAGAGTGTTCGGCGTTTTCTTCTTCTTCGGGTAATGCGTTGTCCGTGCTTAGCATTTCGCCCTCACCGGTCAAAAGCCATTTGGTACTAATTGTATTACTAAAAGCATCGCCGAAACGCCTAAGGAAGCTCTCTGTTAGATACTCTTCTTTCCCGCTCAACGCATTCGACACGTTTGGCCGTGTTGCGCCCATACGCTCGGCCACATCCTTTTGTACTTTGATTATCTTCTTGTATTTCAGATAATCGTAGGCCTTGTTTAATCGTATTTGCGCGTTCGCTTCCATCTTTGTAGTGTTAAAATGTTGTCATATGGTACATTTTGTCCCATTCGAGTTTGGAGTGTAGTACAAAATGTCCTACCTTTGCAACGTGTTCGGAGGTAATTACATTCCCCGAGCGGCTAAGATGCTGAAAAACAAGACAGCGCCGCCGCTTTCTGTTCTGCAAATGTATGTAAGTATTTCGGATTTGCAAAGGAAACGAGCACAGAAAACAACGAAGTAACAACAACAACGATGGACAACAAAGACCTAATAACTCGATTCGCTGAGGATGGCTTCCGATTTGAGGCGCTGCATCAAGAGGTTGACAGCCTCATCGCTGAGGCAGACAGCGAGGTTCTCGCCTACGAGTACGAAGACTTGGCCAACCAAGCGGCGGAGATTGTTTTGAAGTTGAGCGCGAACGGCAACAACGTGGGCGAAAACTTCTACCGCTACTACGTGGAGCGTTTGGAATACATCATCGACTATTTCCGCGCGCTGCTCGACTACGAAGAAACACCGCTTGCCGAGGACGAACCTAACGAGCTCGACGACGAACCCGCTGCGGAGGTTGGCTTTGAGGGTTTCCCCGCCGGCTGTGTGTTTCCGCCCCCGCCGCCTTTTGTATATAAAAAATGGGAGCTCCAGTTCCCCCCGATGACCAAGGACGAAGCGAACGCCGCGACCGATGAGGCCGGCGCAGTGGAAGAAGACGACAGCGAAGACGAGCCGTCCGACGAGGTCGACAACGAGAACGACGCCCCCGCCGCCGAAAGCGATGAGGCTGCAAGAGACACCGCCGCGGGTGCTCCTATCTCGGAGACGGATATTTCACTTCCTCCCGATGCAGAGCCGGCCCTCCCTGCGCTGTATTCCGGATTGGATGGACTCTCCTCGGAAGACCGTACCCGCGTGCGAGAAACGTTTTCCATGTGGTACGAGATGAACGGCGTGACCGAACGAAACAGAGAGGACGGCGATACGTTGACGGCGGCCGCAATTTTAAAAGGCAATGAGTTTATTTTTAACGAGTTGAAGTTTGATATGGAGCTCGGGGACGAAGATGTGATTTTAATCGATGAAGAGCGACTCCGCAAAACGATAAATGAGGCAATCGACGCAATTCCCGACTTCCGCGACTCCGAAAAGTTCAAGGAACTCATCGAACTATATCCAACCTACAACGAAATAGAAGAACTATGAAACAGCTACTCGACACCTTCGGCCGCTGGGGCTTCACCGGGCTGCTCGTCGCTCTCTTGGCGATTTCGGGCTTCTTGATTTTCTTCGATCTCGTCGGCGCCCCGCTCTTCTTTCAGGTCTTGCAAAAAATCGTGGGAGTTATTGGCGTATACTTGGCCATTTTTATCGGAAAGCAGGCTTGTTTTGCCGATTTGTTCCCTACTTCTGTGACGCGTTTTTTTGCCTACATGAGAGAGCACGCGAACACCGAAGACGAATAACACACACGGCGCGCCGCTCTTGGGATTGGTAAGAGTAAAAAATGAGAGCTTGTGGATTCGGGCGGCGCGCCACTTTACACCTAAACAAATTCAAGTTGTGAGTACAATATACTTCGATTTGTCGGTGGACACCGACGAAATCCTCGACAGCGTGAGCTACTCCGAAGAAAAGTACTTCCTTCTCGATATTCTCGAGAGGTTTAACACCAAGAATATACACGCCGCTTTGCGCGAATACTTCGAAGATAAAAACGAACGAGTGACGGAAATTCTCGGTTGTGTGAACTACTTCGAAGAAGAGCGCACCCTCTTTGATATTCTCGAGAGGTTTGATGACCACCACGTAAACTCTGCTTTACGCGAATACTTCGGATTGCAACCCCGTAACAAACTCCCCGATTTCGTAGACGCTGAAAAGTTATGAGTACAGACAATCGACAACCCGCATTTCCGTTTCGAATGAAAAATCCCCACCGGTCATACCGATTTAATGAGGGTTCCGACACCTGGGATTTCAATGTGGCCAGTCGTAAGTTTTCCGAATGTCTTCCGGCAGTGGATGAAATAATTCGCGAGTTCGAAAGGATTGAAGCCACCACAAATCTCGCTATTGCAGAGCACGAAGATTTGTCTACGCTTGTTAGATGGGCTTTGTCGGCGGAATCATATTCCGCGTATGGGGACGTGGTGGAACGCTTCGTAGCTATAGTGGATTACCTCTGCTATGTAGCGGAGATTTACGAAAATAACGGGCACGACGCTCTCGCTACTATAGACCCTAAGCCATACAAAATTATCGATAATGAGCTGATAGTCCCTATTACGACGCGCTGCACTACTCTTCGTTGATTGTTTTACAAATAGGCGTTCGTTTGGTACGACAGGCGGCGCGCCCCTTTTCATAGATGCTTTACCTCATAGATGATTGATTATAGCGTTTCCTGCATCCGTCGTGAGACGCCGTGCAGAATGGCGAGCACCGGTTGTGTAGGCGGTTGTTTTACTCCTTTCTTTTCCGTCAATGGTGGTTCGACTCCACCGCTCGCCGCGATTTTTTTCATTGTGTAGATTATGAATTGAATTTCCCCGCGCCACGTTGTGACAACGCACGCGGACACGGCACGAAAGGAATGGCGAGGCTTTTTCTGAATGTTTTTCCCTCGTCGCGGGGTTCGACTCCCCGCCGTGTCACGAATTGTTTTCATATTAGATTTAAGGTTTTACGGGCTGTTGCCCGCTCGTGAGAGTAGGAACAGCCACACGGCCGCGGAATGTGCGAAGCGTCGCATGTTCACCCGGACGGGGAGAGCGACAAATCAGAGTTATGGTTTTCGCTTTTAGTCAAATCTCGCTCCCCCTTGGCGGTTCGATTCCGCCCGCGGCCTCTCAATAGCGCGCAGCGTTCGGTTTTTGCCGGCGCGGTTGGGTTTCCCTCCTACGATGCTGCGCACAGTGTTCCATCTTCAAAACAAACAAGACGATGAAAATTTACATTTCGGGTGCCATCACCGACCCGACCACCGGCAAGCCCCGCGAGAACTTCGCCGAAGCGTTTAACTCCGCCGCGGACTACCTCCGCTCTTTGGGTCATGAGCCCGTGAACCCCGCCGACCCCGCGCTGCAATCGAAAGCGGGCGGCACGCAATGGGTGGACTACATTGCCCGCGACGTGAAACTCGTATCGGAGTGCGACGGGATCTACTTCATTGCCGGTGCGAATGCTTCGGACGGCTCGCACATTGAGAGCATCGTGGCCGAGCACCTGCGCATTCCGAGCTATTTCCCCCATTTGCCGCCGCCCCGGGTGGAGAATGCCGAGAAGCCGAAAGCCGCGGACGCAAAGAAATAAAGGTTTTGTAGTTCCATCATGTGAGACGTGTCGCTCTTGTCCTCGGATGAGGCGGCACACACGGCCGCGGAGCTTTCTGCTCGATTGGAAAAAGAAAGTGATTAGTAGAGACGGCACGAAGGGCTTGTTTGCCATGTCCCTAAATATGCGGGCACATCCTAAACACCATTTCTTTCTGCTTGTGACAAAGCACCACCGGCAACGCGCTTGTAGAGCATCGATACTTTTCCACTTCTTCGGCGGTTCGATTCCGCCCGCGGCCACGAGGATAATTAAATTGTTATGTTAGATGCCGCGCCACGTCGTGAGACGGTGCGCGGACACGGCACGAAAGGAAACGGCGAGGGTCTTTGCCAATTCAACCCTCCATCTGCTCGCCGCGGGGTTCGATTCCCCGCCGTGCCACTCAATAAGAAACGATATGAATGAGAAGATACCTAGGGAATGGCGCCCCGACGATTCGGCCTTTGAATGCCAAAAGGGGCGCCGCCGCAACAGATTGACCCGCGAAGATATTCGACAACTCAAGCCGAACCGCCCGCGGAAGTTCATTCTCCCCAACCACAAGGCGTTGCAAAGCGCGCGTTCTGCCGTGACCTACCTACGACAGGCCGAAGAGTTGCCGGTGTACAGCAAAACGTGCATTTACGATTCAAGCATTACAGTGATAAAAATAACCCCACCCCGATGACGAAAACACGCCCCGAAGTCCCGCCGACCGCTCGCTTCAACGTATCGGATACGGCACGCTTGCTTAAGATTTCAAGAACGTCGGTCTACCGATACATGAAATTGGGGATGCTCAGCCCCATGGCTAACGAATACTTTGGCCGTTTCGTTTTCACCGGTCAGAGCATCATGAGCTTTTGGACTAAATTCTACAAGTAAAAAAACAGACAGCATGCAAATAGAATTGGAGACCGCCGAGGATCTGCGCAGCGAATTAGATACCAACGGTACAGCTCAAGAACTCAAGTATGTCTGCTTAGCGCTTGAGGACGAGATTTCGGCTCTCGCCAAACTGCCGGCAGAAGAAATGAAAGATCACCCCGGGCTGTTGCTGCTCGAAGACGACGACGAAACGAAGGAGGACGTAGAAGCCTACGTGCTGACTGAAGAAGATAAAGAACGATTCCTCGACGAGCTGTGCGACCTTTTGGAACAGGCGGAGGAAGAACATCGTGCGCGGGTACGCTGTGAAATGGATTTGCAACACATCGCAGATGACGAACTCGAAATGCGCCGCCATTATGAAGTGTAGCACTCGACAATTGGACACATGAAAAGATACCTTATATCTGTAACAGAGTGGGTCGGTAGTAGCCCGGAAGCGATAGCAAAAGCCAAAGAGATGTTTCCCCATCTTGAAATATCCCCCATGACCGCAATAAGACAAGGGATGCTACAAGTTATGGCGGAGACGGATGCCGAAGCCTGTGAGATTGCAAAGGAACAGATGCCTCACATTTTAGAGGATGCGGAATACTCCGCGGAAATTTTGGAAACTATAGAGGTTTCCAAATTGTGGGCAAGGGGACAGTGGATATGACCGAAACCGAATTTGCACTCCTCCTTCACCACTACTCGGAAACGAACGCCATCGCCGGCCGTATCGCCATAAGGCAAAAGTGCTCGCCGCAGCACGTGCTCCACGATTTCACGCGCCGCGTTCACGAACGGCTGCAGGGCATGGCCGCTAACTCGACCGATGAGGCTCACACTTAAAAACAAAGACAATGGAATTACAAGGCAACATTTTAGAACTCCACGACCTCGAAACGCGCACTTTCAAGTCGCCGAACACGGGCGAAGACGTGGAATACACGACCCGCGTGCTGCTGCTCGACTGCTCTACGTACAGCCGCTCCGGCGACCCGATTGAAAACATCGTGCCCATTACGTTCACGGGGCGCTATGCCGAGGGGTTGGAAGCTTTTCCGAAAGGCACGGAGGTAAAAGTGGCCGTAACCCCGAAAGGCTGGTGCGTCAACCGCGACGGCGAAAAGCGCTACGGCGTGACGATGCGCGGCTTTTACGTGTCGCTCGTGTCGCAAACCTCCGCCAGCGCACAATCCAATAATGCCCCGCGCTCTTGATGCGAGGCGCAACAGCAAACAACGCGATGCAAGATCCCGAACACCAACTACAATGCGCGTGCGTTCGTTGGTTTCGCTACGCTCACGCCGACTTGAGTCCGCTGCTCTTCGCAGTGCCCAACGGCGGCCGACGCGACCACATCACCGGCGCGCGCCTCAAAGCTGAGGGCGTCGTGGCCGGCGTGGCTGATTTACTTCTTCTCGTGCCCTCACAGCAGCACCACGCGCTGTGCATTGAGATGAAGACCGCAAAGGGGCGGCAAAGCCCTGCACAAAAGGAGTGGCAACAACACGCCGAAACCCACGGCTATCGTTACGAAGTCGTTCGGGATTTCGAAACGTTCGAGCGTGTTGTCAGCGAACACCTAAACAACAACGAATGAATAGGTAACACAAACCATGGGAAGAAAGAAAGCAACAAAAAACCTCTCTTCCTACTTTCCTCACGATTCCAACGCCCGCAACGATGAACGGCTGGTAAAAGTGCGCATGCAGCACGGCCCCGCGGGTTATGGCGTTTACTTTATGCTCGTAGAGCGCCTCCGAGAAGATCAGGAATATATGAGTGTCGTCGATTATAACCTTATAGCTTACGACCTTCGTATCGATGCTTCTCTCGCAAAGTCAATAATTAGGGACTTTGGGTTATTTGCCTTCACCGTCGACACTGAGCGCGGTGAGTGTTTCTACTCCGAAAGCCTACGACAGCGAATGGCGCGAAAAGACGAAATAACGGCGAAGCGCAAAGCTGCGTCCGCCCTCGGTGTATCCGCCCGCCAAGAAAACCGCGAAAAGACCAAAACCGCCGAAATAAGTGACCAAATGGTAGCAGAAACGCAACCAAATGGTATACCAAATGGTAGCGAAAAACGTACCAAAGAAAAGGAAAGTAAAGTAAAAGAGAATAGTACTTCTTCTCCTTACGTCGAAGAAGCACACGCGGCCAAGCCGCTCCGCAATGCCGGTGCGAGGGATGAGGCTGCAAGCGTTGCCCCCTCCGCGGGGGGCGGTTCGAAAGATAAAGGCGATTTCGATTTGGCGGCCTTTGCCCGCTATTTCAACGAAACGATGGCCGCGCACGGCGCACAGATTCCCCAAGTGCGCAGCATCCCGCCCAAAAGCCAGCGCGCCGCGTATGTCCGCGCACGGCTGAAAGAACACGGCAAAGAGGCGCTCGCCAAAGTGGTGCAGAACGCCGCAAAACTCAGTTTCTACAACGGCGGCGGCAGCCGCGGATGGGTGGCCGATTTCGATTGGTTGTTTCGTCCGTCGAACTTCCTGCGCGTCTTAGAGGACACGAGAGCAAACGCCGTCCCGAAGTCTACAAACATAACAACAACCTCACAGCATGGCACAACCGCAAAATCTGTCGACGATAATAGAGAACGGCAACGCCAACGCGGCGAATATTTCGACGACATGCTCGAGCGCCTTACCTACGGCAACGGCTAAAGCGCGCGAATACATCACGGAGAAATACTGCTCCGGCATTCAGCCGCTATTCGCTGCGCAGCCATTGCGCTACTACCTGGGAAACGCACCGACATTAGCGCGAGTAGGCCGCGAATGTGAAGACGAGTTTGCCGTGGCGTGGCTCTGCAAACAGATTCACGAGTATGTAAAGACGCTTTCGACGGCCGACCAACTAAGAGCAGCCGACATTCAAAACCTCGCACTCGTGATTTATTCGGCTTATCCTTCGCTGAACCTCGACGAAGTGATGCTCTTCTTCTCGCGTCTTGCCGCAGGCATCTACGGCATAGTAGGATACAACAGCGTGCGCGGTGAGAATATCACGGCAAGGATACGCCAATTCCTCGAAGACCGCCGCCGAGAGATAGAGCGATACGAAAGGGAGCGCGAACGAATGGAACGCGCCGCGGAAGACGAGCGCCGCCGCAAATATGCCGTCAGCCGCGAAGCCTACAAACAAATGCTTGCGACGCTAGCCGCCGAGCGCTTCGGGGGCGATGAGGATAAAGCGCGGGAGTATATCGCCACACATCCCACGGAGTTCAAAAAAACAAAACAGCAAAATGACACGGACAGCAAATGAATAGATCTTACCAAATCAAGCGGGAAGTATTAGCCGAAAAGGAAGAGCAGGAGCGCGCCATGCGTGCACAGATCCGCGCCTTCCGCTCTCAAGTGAAAGACCTTGCAAAGACCATCAGCGCAACATTAGCCGCCGACCCCATGTGGAGCGCGCTCCCAAAATGCGAACGAGATTGCGCACTCGGCCTTATGGTAGGTCTTTTCCGTCAGAACCTCAATTAAAACAAGAAACAGCATGAGCAAACGAAACAACAAAAAGAAAGGCAAGCAAGAGATCACGCAGGAACAATTACGCGCGCTGGCCGAAGCTATGAAAGACGAGAAAGAGAAAGGCAAATTTCCCGACACTGCTGCAGAAGCTGCCGAATACTTGAATAGGGGCGGAAAAATGGGCGGTGCGGACGTAGCTTATTTTATGACAAGGCTTGCCGCGCCCCATCTTCGCTGCCGTTGTTGGGACGACTATGACAACGCCGCCGTTGTCTTGCTGCGGGATCGATATGGAGTATATGCGCATCAGATTGGAAACGAATTGGAATGCGAACGCTTGTTTAGAGCATTGAAGTATAAAGGTACCGCGGGTGCAGGTCTATATCGGTTTGTACTACAGGAAAGGAAGGAGGCGGCGCTGGTTGCTCGTGAAAAAGAACGTAAGGCTGCCCTCCGCGTTCCGCTTTGGACGCGCATCAAGCGTCTGTTTGACCCTTTTGCAGAGTAGCCCCTTATGCAAGCAATCAACTTATCAATTAAGAAAGAAACAGCATGAGCAAACAAAACAACAGAAAGAAAGACAAACAAGAGATCACGCAGAATGAAGTACATGCGATGGCTCAAGAGTGGCAAAATAGTAAGGACGACGAGCGTGTTCTGGTTTTGTTTTCGTTGTCAGAATTTGGGCGACTTCGTTTCTTTGTGAGAGGCCCCCAATTGCAATTCCTTTCACTTCTCGACAAGGAGATTCTTCCGACACTTAACAGCCTCGCTAACGAGCCCCTCGATGATTCCCCTACGCCTCCTTCGAACCAAGCGGAGGAAACGAAAGAGCGAGCGCCCCGCCCCTCATTGTGGAAGCGCATCCTCGATTGGTTCTTTCCTTTTTTCAAAATCTGACCGTCTGCCATGGCGCACAATCTCAAAAGCATACGGCAAACATTTAGAGAAAACGGAGTTTTCTACACCGATGAACGTCTTGCACAAATAATGAAAGGCTACGTCGGGTGTGAAGTTGCCGAAGTTTACGACCCCACTTGTGGCGACGGCGCGCTGCTTGCTGTTTTCGGGGACGAGGTGCGCAAGTACGGGCAAGAGCGCGAGGGCGACCAGTTGGACGTTGCGCGTGCTCGGCTCGTAAACTTCGAGGGGGTGTGCGGTGACACGTTGCAAGAACCGGCATTTGTCGGTCGTCGATTTGATTGCATTATGGCAAACCCTCCCTTCTCGGCGAAGTGGGAACAAAAGAGCACCGACGAACGATTTACGGCCGCCCCTGCGCTCGCCCCACCATCAAAAGCCGATTATGCGTTTTTGCTCCACGTGCTCCACTACCTCGCCCCCGATGGTATAGCCGTGGTGCTCAATGCTCCCGGCATTCTCTACCGCGGCAATGCCGAGGGGAATATTCGCCGCTGGCTGGTGGAGCAAAATGTCATCGACCGCGTGGTGTTTATCCCCGGCGGCTATTTTGTCGACACGAAAATCCCCACCGTGTTGCTCGTGCTGCGAAAAGACCGCACGGCACGCGGCATTACTTCCATCGCATACGAAGACCGCAGCAGCGGCCGCGAGATCAGCATCACCCCCGAAGAGATAGCGGCAAATGATTACTGCCTTTCCAATCTCATGCCGCAAGAAGAAAAGGAGCAACCGCCCCCCATCGACCCGAACGCGTTGGGACAAGAAGCCGAACGCGCGGCGGTGGATGTGCTGCGCGCGCATTTAGGATTCACGCAAGCCGTCTCCGAGTTGGAGGGCATTGACCACCTCACCCCCTTCGTGGCGCGTGTTGACGCGCTGCTCTCGGAATATCGAAAAGGACACGCCCGACTCGCATCGGCTGCATGCACCGGCTGTCTATTCGCTCAGTAAACATTCTACAAATAATCCACCTATGCAAGTAATCAAATTCCGAGGCCGCTCCATCGCCGACGGCTCCATCGTTTACGGCGGCGTGTTGCAGTACGCCACCGCGTCCTACATCGTTCAACCCGACACCCGCCACGCCGACGGCGCACCGCGCTGTATTGAGGTGCACCCCGATTCGGTGGCGCAATACATCAACGTGAAAACGATGGACGGCGAAGAGATATACACCGGCGACGAGGTGAGCTACTACGATGTCAACAACGAGGAGACACGCGTCGGCTGTGTTTGTTACGATGAAGAAGCGGCGTCTTTCTACATTGACAGCCGCGCGTATAACTTTCCCTTGTACTTTGATTCCGCTTCCGAATACGTACTAATCCCTCAAACATCAAAACAATGACAGCAACAGAATACGAACTACTAGCTCCCTCGTTCTTCAAAAGATCTAAGGAGTACAACTTTGTAAATCTTTCTTTTGGGCTTACCGCCGCCGTCGGGAGCCTTGCTTATGCCCTTACCGACGCTAGCAAATACTACGATTTGTCGTTTAGCGACAAAGGAGTCGGCGATGCGAAAACTCGCCTCGGTTGTTCGGTGGTCTCCGAAGTAGCGAACCACCTCAGCAACGTTCTTTGGTTTACCACCGTCTTTGCGCGATACCTAGGCTTCAGCCTTGATGATCTCATGCGCAAAAGTATCGAGAATAGAACTCTCGCGCAGATGCTTGATGAAGTAACATCACCGCGCGTATAACTTCTTTGATCCCTCTACAAACTAGATCTCTAACAATGACAGCAACAGAATACGAACAACAAGCCCACCGCACCATTGCCGGCCACGCGGCAGAGAACATTACCTATCTTAGTTTTGGTTTGATGGCTGAGGCCGGTGAAGTGGCGGACAAGATAGCAAAGGCCGTGCGCCGCGGCGACATCGTAATCAATAACAACGAGATCGTGAGCTTTCGCGGCGATGCGTTCCGTCTCACCGGTGACATCACCGACGAACTTGGCGACGTGCTTTGGTTCGTTGCAATGATGGCACGCCGTCTCGGCTTCAGCCTTGAAGAAGTGATGCGCCGCAATCTCGACAAACTCGCCGACCGCCAAGTGCGCGGCGTGATCATCGGCGACGGCGACAGCAGATAGTTGCGCAGTTACATAGTAGTTACATAGTAGTTACATAGAGAACCCGCGAGGACGCGGCCAAGTCGTGTGCTCGCGGGCTCTCACAGTTACAACCCGGTTACATGAGCAAACTAATGTTCTCCAATCACCGCGCGGATTATCGCGCCATGATCAACTCCGCCCGATGGGTGGAACTCCGCGCACAGGTGTTGAGCGTCCGCCCCTTGTGTGCGCGCTGTATGCACGAGGGGCGCGAAACGCTTGCCACTGAAGTGCACCACATCTCGCCCGTGGAAGACGGCGCGACAGCCGAAGACCGCCGCCGTCTGATGTTCGACGTGACGAACCTGCAGCCATTGTGCCACTCCTGCCACGTGGCTACGCATGTAGAGTTGGGACGCGGTGGGAAGAAGGGCACCGTTCGCCGTGTTGAGGCCGAACGCAAAGCCATTGATCGCCTCTTCACCGGTGAAGACGATGGCACGCGCATCCAACGCCCCGCAACGCGCGTTAAAAAAACAAACAGAGACAAACCCGATACCCCCCGGGGGGTGTTTTAAAAAGGGGGTGGGGGTGCTTCTAAACCCCACACACTCTCTTTTCTCTGCGTCCGACGATTTTTGGAATAGGTGGATTTTAACAAAACAACACTAAACGCAAAAGGATCACCCACTCCAAAACCTCGATTAAATGGACAATGAAACCCACGAAGGCCAAGTTTTAATCTCCGCTTCCGAGTTGGCCGAACTGCGCGCCATCGCCAAAAAATACGGGCGATTTATGCGCGAGAAGAAGAAAACCGTGGAGGAACATGCCACCACGGTACAGCGCGCTGTGAAATCGAAGGGCGCGGACTCGGCTGCTCTCGAGATGGAAATTTACTCCCTCGCTTCAGCGCGCCGAACACTCGACCTGGCCAATGCTGAAATAGCTAATCTCAAAGCCACCACCGTCAGCGAAAAAACACAACAAGGCGAGAAGCTCGTTTCGCACCCCGTGTTTCGGGTGCAGCGCGACGCGTTGGCCGCCGTCACCCGCCACATGAAAGCGCTTGGACTGACCGCCCAAGACCTGACCGCCGCCGATGAAGGCAGCCCCCTCGAGAACCTGACGGAAAAGGTGCTCAAAGCCACACAAAAAGCCGCTAAACTATGAAAGACGCTCAACTCGGTGCGCTCGACACCGTGCGATGCGCCAATTTTCTGAACAACGATTTGCCCGATGGGTGTGCCGACCTCATCGTAGCCGACCCTCCGTATTTTGAAGTCAAAGGCGATTTCGATTTTCAATGGCCGACGTTCGACGCCTATTTGTCCGATGTGGAACGATGGGCGGCGGAGTGTGCGCGTCTGCTTGCCCCCACCGGCAATTTGATTTGGTGGGGATCGGCGGCGCGCACCGCCTATTCGCAAATTATCCTTGATCGTCATTTTTCCCTCCTCGCCAATTGTGCGTGGTACAAGAAGGACGGCGTGCACAATAAACAGACTCCCCAAAGTCTACGCACCTTTCGCTGTGGTACTGAACGTTTCTTGCATTACGAAAGTCACGACGCGCCGCAATGCTCGTTCTCTCAACCTAACGCCGCTTATTTTTACGAACCATTCGAACCGCTTCGTTTGTGGCTTCGGCATGAAATCGACTCGCTCGGTGGAGCTCAGCGTGTTGCGGCGGCGCTGCACATCACCGACCGCGCCGTTTGCCATTGGACGTGCCGAAGTCAATGGACATTCCCGAAAGCCCCGCGTGTGAACCAGCTGCTCGAACTTTACCCGCGTCCATCTAGAGCCGAAAAAGCTGCGGAGTTTGAAGCAAAACGTGTGGAGTTTGAGGAAAAAACGCACAATTATCGCGCAGAAGCCCAAAGAGATCACGACAATCGCCTTCGTCCGTTTAACGGCGAGCTCTACAACTTCCGCGACATCATCACGGCATCCCAAGAAGCCCACATCACAAAGCTCTACGATTTTCCGACGAAGAAGCCGCCCACGCTTACGCGGCAACTCATCGAAACCTGCAGCCGCCCCGGCGCGTTGGTGGTCGTCCCCTTTGCCGGCAGCGGCACAGAGTGCGAAGCCGCCAAGGTTAGTGGCCGCCACTTCATCGGTTTCGACACCGACCCGCGTGCCGCCGCCATGGCACAAGCGCGCGCCGATGCCGCTAATCACGAACCTACTTTGCCATTATGACGGAAGAATACAAAGACAGACTCCGCGAGGCGAAAGTAGAAGTGACTCGTTTGCTCGACGCTGTAGACCTCGCGGCCTACAATTTGGCGGACACCGACGCGCGCCTTGAGGCCTACTGCGCCGAAGTGATCAACCACCCGGACGGGCACAACGTGTTCGAGCAGTTGGGAGTGAAACACTTCTTGAAGATGGTCGACAAGTACGGGCTCTGCAAAGTCGCGGTGCTGCAATTCTTCACGCTCTACGAAGAATTGCACTTCCCCGGCATCGCGGGGTTGCAGAAATACAAGCTCACGCCGGTGCAGGCTTTCCAATACGCTTCAATTTATGGATTTTGGGAAGGCACGCGCCGCGTGGTGCGCACGGTGCTGCTCTTCGTTCCGCGTAAATTCAGCAAGACCACGAGCAGTGCGGCCATATCGGTCAACGATGTATTGTTTGGCGATGCCAACGCGGAGAGCTACATCTGCGCCAACAGTGCCGACCAAGCAAAGAAGTGTTTCAAGGTGGTGCGCCAATGCTTCCTCAAACTCGACCCGAAGTCGCGCTACTATTTGGCCAACGAAACCGAAATCAAGAGCCGCCGCCCCAACCGCCCGGCCTTTGCGCAGTGCTTGACGGCCAACGCCAACACGAAAGACGGACTCAACGCGTCGACCATCATCGTCGACGAGTTCTCTCAAGCGCGCGATGCCGAACTTTTCTACACCCTCACCTCGTCGATGGGGGCACGGCACAACCCGCTCACCGTGATTATCACGACCGCCTCGCCCCTTGTCGATGCGCCGTGCTACGAGATGGTGCAAGGTTGTTGCCGTATGCTGTTGGGCGACTACGAAGACGACAGCACATTTGCCCACATTTTTATGCCCGATGTCGACGACGACGAAGGCAGCGAGGACACGTGGCGAAAGGTGCACCCACACATGGGCGTAACGGTTTCGATGGACTTCTACCGCGACGAATGGGCAAAGGCTTTGCGCAACGGCGCGGAGGCGCTGCTAACCTTTCGCACCAAGCTGCTCAACATCTACGCCGAAGACGAGTCGCGCCCATGGATCAGCGCCACGCTCGCCCGCAAGATGATGCGACCGCTCGACTTGAGCGTGTTCACACAGCGACCGCCGGCGATGGTGGCCATCGACTTGTCGGAGAGTGACGACTTTTCGGCCGTGTCGATTTGCATTCACAATGCGGCCGACCGCACGATGCACTTTCACACCGATTATTTTTTCCCCCGCGGCGCTCTGCCGGGACACCCCAACGAGGAGATGTACCGCAAGTGGGCGGCCGACGGGCATTTGCACCTAACGGACGGCGAAGTAATCGACTACCGCGCTATTGTGGCTCACATCGTCGGCCTATCCAAACGCTTCAACGTCCTAAAAATCGGATACGACGCGTGGAAGTCGCGGGAGGTGATCAACATGCTCGCAGCGGTCGGCGGCGCCGATGCGCTCAAACCTGTGGGACAGGCGTTCGGCAATTTCACCGCACCGGTGGAGAGCTTCGAACACTGGGCGAAAGAAGGGCGCATCACCATCAACTCCAACCCGATCAACGCCTTTTGCTTCGGTAATGCCGTGCTGAATTTCGACAACTTGGAAAACTGCAAGCCGGTCAAGCGCAAACAAACGCGCAAAATCGACGGCGTGATCACGATGCTCATGACGATGCGCCTATTTCTCGACGCGGAACAATAGACGGCCGCCGATTTCGGTACGAAAGACACACAAAATAAAATATAAAGTTTGGCGCACGGCGGTGCATTACGGCACACGGCGGCACACATTGTTACACTTTGTTACAGTAGGGTTTTGGGAGCGTTTAACGCGCTCTCAAAACCCTATTGTCTACGCGCGCGAATCGGACTAATTTCGCTCTGTTGTTTTCATAAAATCCCACCTATTCACTCACTCTATTTTATGAGTTTTTTCGCAAGTGTCCGCAACCTGTTCCGAAGCGCTCCGCCGGCCAAAACGTCGGCGAGCCGTTCGGCGGGGGCCCGGGGGGGGGACCGCGACGGCCCCCGCGGGGGGGACTCCGGCCCGCGT